TAACACAGAAGTTTCTAAGGTAAATAACCGTGCAGCCCAGATATGCACGTTAGATGCATTGCTTTTTGAGCATCGTAAAAAGTATGGAACCATATTCAATGGGCTTAATGGTAAAGAGGCTCTTCACCATAAATTACTGCTGAAATACCAGTGGCCAATATCTACCATTCGAGAGCTAACCTTATCAGATATTTTATTAGCACTTCAGGACGAGCTACGGGTTGAAAGTCTTCCTGAAGATATTGGCCGCTACCTTTTACAGGTAACAATCAGCCAATTTCCGGTGAATTTTTCTGATCACCCTGAATCTGAATGGGACCCTGAACTAGCTGAAAGGTTGTTAGTTGACATTGAGAAGTAAGGTTTTCGATACTTGCACAAACCAAATCAAGCCTCTCCCGAAGGGAGGCTCTTTCAAACTCAAGATTTTGTAGAGTTCTCTGAGCATTGAGTTTGTCTCTCATCCACTGGAAAATCTCTTCAGTGCTCATATCACCCGCACATATGATCGGTTCATTCTTTTTCATGCTTTCCATCCTGTAAACGTTATTTTTAACCTGGTGGATTCAGCCCAACCCCCTCATACGGAAGGGGCTGGAATAAATCATTTTGCGCTTGCACACTTCCCCTGCCAGTGTTCCCCGTTCACGCACGATTTAGATCGTGGCTAACCCTCACACCGACCGGATCGCACCCGGTGATACGTCGCATTAAAGCGCAGGGGTCTAAACAGGTTTCATGTGCTGTTCCGACTTTGCTGATTGTTAAAGAGCGGTGTTGATTCAGCGGACCCCTGTCGTAACGTTTACGGTTGGGTATCTGTCCGCCGTTGATGTAACTGAATGTACCTTTAGTTACCTTTTTCGTCAAGATTGTTTTGTACCTTTTGTTACCTTTAAGGCGAAAAAAAAACCGGATGTTTATCCGGCTCTGTAGGAAGGGAATTAAATGTTTTGTGTTATTTGGACAACTTTACCAATTATTCGGCAGTTTCCATCTATCGGAATGGGTTTGAACGCTGGATTTAAAGGCATTAGGTATGCGTATGGGCTATCCCACACCAGTTTTTTCACTGTGGCTTCAGTAGAACCATCCAACATTGCGACAACAACCTTCCCGTACAGATCATCAATTTGTCCGAAGTGAGGTTCAACAATAACTATAGATCCTTCAGGTATTGATGGAATCCCATGAGGGTTTGTCATGGATTCTCCACGAACAACGAGACCAAAGGCCTCGTCAGAAACATTTGCAGTTGTTTGGGTCCAAGAAATCACGTCACTAAGTCTTGAGCAGGAAAAAGTATCGGTCCATGTGCCTGCTTGAACCGCAGAAATAATAGGGATAGCAACAGGAGGCCTGAGGTAAGGAACAACCTTCGTATCATCGTTCACCACTTCGCCTTCCCCATAGAGAATCCACTCAGGAGAGACCTGAAGCGCGAGCGCAAGCTGATGGAGATTTTCTCCGTCTGGCTTAGTTGTTCCGTTTTCCCATTTTGTAACTGACACCCGACTAACACCCAGTTTTTTTGCGAGCGTTTGTTGTGTGATGTCAAGTTGAACCCTACGGGAGCGGATTCTATCTTTCATTTCATTTCTCATGTAACCAATGTTACCTGATGTGGTGGTAACTTTTATTTGCTATTTAATGTACCTTTTGTTACCTTCAATTCATCAGATAACAGGAGCAACTATGCGCAAACATGAAGTCATAGAGTATTTCGGCGGGGTTTCTAAAACCGCCAGTACTTTAGGGATATCTCATCCAGCTGTCTGCCGTTGGGGAGAAGTGATCCCAGAAAAACAGGCGTTTGTAATTGAGCGAATCACTAACGGAAAGCTTAAGTACGACGCTAGCCTTTATCAAAAGTCTACCGATTCTGCGGCATAACCGTAACTACCAAAGGAAAATCAACATGGTAGAGCAAAGTCTCAAAGAAGTTGTGAAAGCAATGTGTAAGGCATATCCAGGAGGGCGTGAGGCTATGGCTGGTGCTCTTGGTATGACGGTCACTCAGTTCAATAACAACCTGTATGAGAAATAGGGGGGCCGGTGCTTTGAGGTCGCGGAACTGGAAGCATTGGAAGACATTTCAGGAACAGCTGAACTGGCTGATTACTTCGCTAAAAGACGCGGCGCATTGCTGGTGGATGTACCCAAGCTCGAAGACCTGGATCAGGTCGAACTATTCAATAAAGCCATGAAGACAGCCGCCATGCGTGGTCATGTGGATCAAGTCATCAATCTTGCTCTGGAAGATGGGGTGATTGATGAAGCTGAAGCGGACGAAATCAGGCACTACCACAGGAAACACCTCTCAGCACGAGAGGAAGAAGTGAAGTCCATTCTTGCTGTCTTTGGTCGACGAAAACCAAAGCGAGAGTAATCCCTTACAGGCTCACCACGTAAGCAGGAGGGCCAGTGTATCAGGACGAATATTTTCACGTGACTATGCCCACGGTTTTTGCTCGTGAGGACGCCCCGTGGATTAAAGAGCAATTAGCAGCACTCCCGGCAGGTATGCGGGAAAAAATCGCGATGGCGTATGCGCAGGCGTACCAGGAGGCGTTCGACGCAGCACCGGTGTCATTCCGGCAGCAGAACGCAGCACGACGAACGGCAAACCGCCGATTGCGAGAGTTTTGCACGAGATATACCCCAGCAGTCAGGGGATATACCTCGCTCCCACCCAGGGTATGAATTTTTGAAACCGGGTTGGGGGAAAGGGGGCGGTGTTGGGTTTTAGCCCGAAGGGCTGGAACAGCTTTACCAGAAGAGAACGATCTAACAGATAGATCACTGAATGGGGTTAAAACGCCAAATGGAAATCTGGACGTTTAGCCATCCAAAAGGAGCCAAAATGATTTATTCAGACGCTAACGAAAAATGGGCCCCCGTTCCGGTTGAGCCATATTCCAAAGCCTATGAAGTCAGCAACCTCGGACGGGTACGCAGTGTTCCGCGCCTGGCTAACTCTGAATATTTTATTCGACACATTCACGGCGGTTTTCTGAAAGGCCGCCAGCGCAAAGACGGGACCAAAACCGTTACGTTGTCGGTTCAGCGTCAGCGCACTAAGTTTGTCATCGCCGAGCTGGTGGCTATGGCCTTCGGGGAGGTTACTGCTAATGCTTAACATCCAGCCCCGCGAAAAACAGATCGTCGCGTTAAACATGCTGCGCAGCGCCTGGAAACAGAATAACTCCTTCATGCTCTACGCCCCTGTAGGTTTTGGCAAAACAGCAATAGCCGCGCTAATCACTGATGGCTTTGTCAGTCGTGAAATGCGCGTAATGTTTGTGGCTCCGTATACGGTTCTGCTGGACCAGACCGCAGCTCGATTCATGGAATATGGTCTTCCTGGTGAAGAGATCAGTTACGTCTGGCGCGATCACCCGTCATACACCCCCACTGCTCTGATCCAGATTGCCAGTGCTGATACGCTGATTCGCCGTGAGTTCCCGGACAAACTCGACCTGTTGATCGTTGATGAAGCCCACCGGAAGCGCAAAAAACTGCTGGAGGTTATCGACAATCTCACTCGCAATACAGTAACGAAGGTGATCGGCCTTTCCGGTACGCCTTTCGCTAAATTCCTGGGCAATTACTACCAGCGTCTGATTAAGCCAACGACGATGAAGGAACTGATCGCCATTGGTGCATTGAGCAAATATGAGTTTTATGCACCGTCGCATCCTGATCTGTCCAAAGTGGAAACGTCATACATAGCAGGCTATGGCAGCGACTACAAAGAAAACCAACTCAGCCAGGTGATGAGCGAAGCCAAGCTGGTAGGCGACATCGTGAAAAACTGGCTTGAGAACGGCGAAGACCGCCCGACGATTTGTTTTTGCGTAGATGTCGCTCACGCCAACTTTGTCACGGTTGAATTTGCCAGCGCTGGCGTGACGGTTGAAGTTATGACGGCCAGCACACCACACGACGAACGCCAGCTGACGATCCGCCGCTTCGAACAGGGCATAACCAAAATCATCATTAACGTTGGTGTTCTGGTAGCCGGTTTTGATAGCGATGTTCGTTGCATCATCTTCGCCCGGCCAACCAAAAGTGAAATGCGCTGGATTCAGATTCTTGGGCGTGGCCTGCGTGCCGCCCCTGGTAAAGATCACTGCCTCATCTTCGACCACACAGGCACGGTTAATAAGCTGGGTTATCCCGACGACATTGAATACGACTATCTCCCTTCATCATCTGATGGCATGGAAGAAGCGCCGCTGAGAGCCGTGAAAACCGATGAAGCGGAGAAGTTGCCGAAAGAATGCAGCCAGTGCCACTACGTCAAACCAGCCGGAATCTATATCTGCCCGAAATGTGGTTTCAAACCGCTGGCCGGGGAAGACGTGGAAACAGACAAATCCCGTGGGCTGAAAAAGATCAGCAAAGCGGAAGTCAAATACACCACAGAGCAGAAGCAATCCTGGTGGTCACAGATTCTTTTTTACCAGCGCACCCGTGCAGCGCAGGGACGCCCGGTCAGTGATGGCTGGTGTGCGCATACCTACAAACAAAAATTTGGTGTATGGCCCATGGGATTACATAACACCCCGCAGCAGATCACACCAGAAGTCACGAATTTCATCAAATCCAAACTGATCGCCTTTGCGAAGA